TCTGGAATAACAAAAGGAGATATGAAAGAAAATGGATATGCTAAAAATGATGGAAGATTTCAAAGGCTTTCGGTCTGTAGCAGGGGCACGAAGGGACGACCCAGTTTACAGGGCGAAGCTGAAGGAAGTCATTGACCTTATTTCGAACAAGAACGGACTCCGCAGGCATGAACGTGAATTCCTCATGTACGAGTCACTTTCTACCGATGATTTCCCGTTGCTGTTCGGTGACGTTCTGGACAGACAAGTTTTGGCTGCATACCGGGAAGCCCCTATGGTCATGCCACAGATTGCCCGGAAAGCCTTGCTTCGTGATATGAGGCAGGTAAGGCGATTTGAAATTACGGACGGTGACCAGCGTCTAACCACTGTCGAAGAACTGGGTGAGTACCCATATTCCGACAGGGACGAGGCGAACTACACCTACACTCCTGAAAAGTATGGGCGTAAGTTCAAGATAAGCTGGGAAACCATCCTTAATGATGATCTAAACGCTTTGAAGGATATTCCGAACCGAATGGGTATTGCAGCCCGGAGAGCAGAGGAGTTTTTCCTTACGAGCCAGTTCTTCGATGCAAACGGCCCGTTGGATTCGTACTTTGCTGGCAATGGTGGCCAAGCTGCTGTAGACTCACTTCCGCTTACCATTGAGAACCTTGAGACAGCCATTGAGGAAATGGATAACTATTCAGATGGGAACAGCGAGCCAATTGACAACACTGCCAAGTTCCTTATGATTCCTCCGTCTCTCCGGTTCACGGCTGAGTCAATCCTTAAAGCCACGAACAAGATGTATGTCATAAGTGGTGACACTGATGTAGCTGCTGTAGCTTATCCGACAGCGAATGTAGTTGCCGGATTCGATATGGTCATTCTCATCAATCGCTACATGCCTCGTATCATAACTTCCGGCACTGTCGGGAACACTGCATGGGCACTGTTCGCAGACCCGAACATCATCCCAGCTTGCGAGTTTGGTAAACTGCAAGGAAGGGAGAACCCGGAAATCTTCATGAAGACCAGTAACCAGCAGAGAGTCGGTGGAGGCGATGCACAGCCGATGGAAGGTGACTGGGACAGCGATGCAATTGAATACAAGGTTCGTCATGTGTTCGGTGGCACAGTGCTGAACGGGAGGGCTGGCTGGGCCTCGGATGGCCAGTAGTCCAACGATAATTTCCCAAACAACCCAAAGGGAGGGGGTAACCATTCCCCCTCCCAGAAAGGGATTTAGAGATGGCTGACAAGGTATTTGTAAACATATTGCCCACAGTAAAAGCGATAGACAATGGGGACGATACCCATTCAATTTCAGTGGGCTTTGCAATCACTCCAACTGTTGAGATAGACGACAGTACCCCAATTGATGTGAACATAGCTGCCCAAAGTATAGAAGTTATGATAGACGATAGTATCCCAATTGACGTAGCAGTACAAAGTATGCCTGATGAAACTGTTACTATCGACTACAATCACGAAAAGATACATCATGGTGACCATTACTTCCTTGTTGACACTAATGTAATAGCCAATGGAGGAAGTAGGCAGTATTTGGTAGTTGTAGCTGACGATGATACTGCCATACCTCACATATTACCAGCACTATCAGTTTCAGGTGAAGCACAAGCAACCATAACTGAGGGAGTCAGCGTTGATGATGAAGGGACTGAACTGGTAGCAAAAAACAACGATAGGAACAGTGCCAATGTAGCTGCGACCAAGTTCTACCATACCCCGACTAATCCTAGTGGTGGGACTGTTTTGACTGGCCCGTTAACCTTGGGGTCAGGTAGAAGCGGAGCAGGAGCAAGCAGGTCTGACAGTGAACTCATACTTAAAAAGAACACTAAGTACCTGTTTGACATTGTTAACCAAGTATCTGGAGGAACGAACACTATACTTCAGGTATTTGAATTTTACGAGCAAAACATTTAGGAGGGAATAAATGCAGGACACAATACGATACACAGGGGTTGAAAAGGTAATACCAGTATTGGCCGATATGGAATGCAGGCCAGTATTGACGGCACCCAATGACACCGGAATACAGGTAAGCACTTCGGCTATCATAACGGCACCACAGGTAGCAGCAGCCCAATCAATCTACGCTCACAAGGAAGCGTTGAACGGGCTTATAGATGGGAAGAACACAGGGGGAGCCGTTTATTTCGCTATGAAGATATATGCAATTGATTCAGGGGCGAATACTGATGATCTTGACTGGGCACCTGCTATACGAAATAAAGATGGTACGTGGGCTTATCCGTTGGATATTATGAGTACCACAAAGTCAAATGAGCGAACATTGGCAGGGGCAGATGTAGACGCTGGGGTCTACGATGTTATCACTGGCTGGATTCCAACGGTAGCACAGTTCAATTTGACCGAGTTCGATTTGGGGATTTGGGCCTTGGCCCTAAATGCCACAACCACGATTGCTCTTGTGAGTGGTACCATTGTTCTGGCCAAATACGTTCCGGGGATAGTAGCAGAGAAGGTGACCTAATGAAGTTCCGTAACTTCGCAGAACTTAACCGTTACATATTGAAGCTGAACCCAATATTCTGGCTTCCACTGTGGATGATTCCGGGTCCTGATGGGAACGGAGATACCATAACCAGTTGGGATGCTTTTGGTACTGTAATGACAGTTAGTGGAACTTACACTGCGAGTTGCCGAGGATGGTTAGGTGGCACAAACTTGACTGACCAGCTTGTAAATAACACTCCTGCTGATTTAGCCAAAATGAAGTTACAGGATATTTCTTTTGGTTTAGTGCTGAATATGGTTGAAGATTTGGTTGGCAACTGGGGAGCGATGTTTGCATTAGGAGATAATAAAACTACTGGCATCGGTATCGGTCCTAGCGATATTGCAGGTACAGCAACTATAGCATCAGCAGCGTATTCAGGAGCATTGCGTGGAAGCAATATAGTTACCCCAAGTGAATTTTTCAGAGGTAGTCACAGCATAGGAGGGGTGATTTGCGAGGGTGACCCATTCCCACGTAGGGTAAAGCTGATGGTTGACGGTAAGTATATCGAAACTCCTGACGTAGAAGACCCGTTACCAGCAGATATAACTTACTCAGCAAATGATGAACTGTACTTATTGTCTATGGGACAGTACACGAAAGCCATACTAATCCTGCCCTATTCTACTGACCCAAATTGGTTTGCAGAATTGCTGGAAGCTATCAAGGAGATACCATGCTAGAAGTATATCATTTTGCAGCATTCATTCCTTCCGTCCGGGTAACTGGCAAAACGGAATCTGACCTTGGCATTGCGGAACAGCTTTGTGTTGAGTTGGCCGTAAAATGTGTTCGTGATAAAAGGTTGCTGGTTGACTTCGGAAGGGAGTACACCGATTATGGGCTTCAGGGGCCTTGTGTCGCAACTGTTCCAGCATGCAAATCATATTCAGCCATACTGTTTTTTGAACCTAAAGTTCGCCAGACGCTTCAGAATCAGCTTGACAGGCTCATAAAATTATGGGCAGGGGAAACCATAATGGGTAAGGGTTTGAAGGACGCAGAGGGGAATCTGGCTACTAGGGTCGGTAATATTAACATTACCAAGGGTATGGGTTATCCCGGAGAAATCCTGCCGAACTGTACAGCATGTGCCCGGATGCGAATTGAGAAACGTAACGGGAGGCAGTTAAGCCAGTGGGTAAACTGTGCAACTTTAAGGGAAGCTACTAGTGAAGGGTACAAAGTGCTGGCAGGTGTCAAATCTGATAAGATTGACAGGGACGGCTATTTGGTTGGAATGACTATAAAGCCGTTTGAGAACCTGAAAGCAAGGGAGGTATCTAGTGACAATCACATACGACCTTGATACCAATATTGGTAAAATACGGCTGCTCATTGATGATAAGGCAGGCAGCCAGTTCAGCGATGAGGAACTTGAAAGTTTCCTTGAGGACGAGGACGATGAAGTTTTGGGTGCTGCTGCCTTGGCCCTTGAAAGCTGGGCATCATCGTTATCCGAAAGTGTTGTAGAAGAAAAGATTGGCGACTACAGCTACAAGAAAGGAACCCGTACCGGAGGGCCTGCCGATACCAAGATGGCACTGGCAGCCAAATATCGGGAACGGCTTGAAACTAAACCCCAGTGGGATTATGCCGAGTGGGACATGACTGACTACGGGAGTTCGGAGTTATGAGTTTTACCAGCCTGCTAATAGACACCTGCGATGTTGAACGGTTTACCGAAAGCAGCCGGGACGACTTCAACCAGCCTGTAGGTACATGGAGCAAACTGCATGACGACCAAGCATGCAGGCTTATGAGTACACACGGAATTGAAATCAAGAAGGACACCGAAGTAGTCATAAGTGATTGGAAACTTTTCATAGCTGATGTTGACGTAACCGAACAGGACAGGATACTATTAGATGGGAGTTATTACAATATCCTGCTGGTAAAGCCAATGCAGGACAGTTCAGGAGGGCATCACAAAGAGTTGATGCTGCAATTAGTAACATGAGTGCGAGCGTAAAAGTCAAGATAAATGTCAATCCGCAGGCTAAGGCTCTTATACAGAATGCAGCCAACAAAGGGCTGAACGATAGGGCGATTGCTGTGCAACGTGAAGCCAGAAGGAAATCACCTGCTGTCAAAGGCCATAATCGCAGATCAATTGACATGGCCAGCCCAATTCACCCAACTGAGGAAGGTAGGGAACTTGGTTTGAAAGATGGCCAAGCTGCGGCATATTCAACCAGTGGGTACGGAGGATATTTGGAAATTGGTACCGGGATATACGGGCCTCACAAGCAACCTATCAGGCCCGTTAAAGCAAGAGTACTTTCATGGGTACAGGCTGACGGTACGAGAGTATTTGCGAGGGAAGTGAAAGGTAGGCCAGCCACTCCATATCTCCATCCGGCACAAAACAAGGAATTCACACCGGAAAAGCTGGCCAAGGATATTAGTAAACACATGGGGGGGATGTCTCATGGCACTAGCTGAGACTGACAAAATTATACTGACATACTTGAAAGCACAGTCAGGTTTGACAGCCCTACTTACTGATGCTGACGAAGGCATATATATCCCCAGATTGCCAGAGGGAGCCGATTTGCCTGCTATCAGTATGTTTAGCCAAGGAGGAGCAGCACAGCCCTATATACCCGATTTCGTGATGCCTGACATACAATTTCTGTGCTGGGCCAGTGACCTCATTGTTGCAAGGCAGGTTTACCGAAAGTTGTATGATGTGCTGCATGCAATAGCAAATGTGACTGTCACATACGATGGTAAGAACTTCAAGATACACAGTGCCATAGAGGAAGTACAGGGCCAAGACTTGCAGGATGTCACCGTCACCGATTATTTCAGTGTAATGACATCTTACAGGTTTACTATAAGTGCAAGCGAGTAGGAGGTATCATGGCTGACAAAACAAAAGCCAAATCAAAACCCAAACCCAAACCCAAACCCAAAAAGGCTGAAAAGCAGGCCAATCCCGTAAGAACTGAAACTGCTACTGAGCCAACAAAGGAACAGCAAGAGTTCGAATACTGGGAATTACGGAGAAAGAAGTCTGCTCGAAATGCACAAATTCGTAAAGGAGGAATCTAATGGCAGAACAGACAATGACGGTAGTGAGTGTGGACAAGGACGGTATCCTTGATGTTGGAGGTAATGCTTCAGCAGTAGCCGGAAATGCAGCCGGAGGCGATGCTTTTAAGTTTGCCAACGATGGTCGCACTATTCTGGCGATTGATGGGGTTACCGGGGACACATTCACATTTACTGCTGTGAATGACAAATTCGGCAGGACGGAAACCTTGGCTCCTGTAGTGGCAGCCGGGAAGTATGCACTTATAGGACCATTCCTGCCTGAACTGTGGAATGACAGCAGTGGGTTTATCCGGTTCACGCCTACGGCTGGTAATGTTGGCGATAAGCTGCTGGCAGTTAAGGTAGCGAACCCAAGCTAAAAATTGAGGAGGTAATAAAATGGGCACACTTGGAAATGTATTGGTTGGAAATGCTACTGTATCCATTAAGTACCCCATCGGTGGTACTTACACGGAAGTAGGGTACACTGTTGATGGTGTCCAGCTTGAAGCCAATGCCGAGACTACTGACATAATGGTTGAGGAGGAAACCTTTGCCATTGAGCGTCCCATCAGCAAAGAGGAACTTACGGTAACCCTCAA